ATGTGAAGATTCATAAGAGAAGCGATGATTTCAGCGGAAATGTCGCCAACATTCGTTTCGTTGATAATAAGATCGTTCATTTTATTCCTCTCCGATTTCGTGGATAAGATAATCGTTGTCATCCAAAATAGCAAAATGATTTATGAAACAACCGCGAAGCCTTGGAAAATCCCACGGAGTTTTGTAGGACCAGCGAAAGAAAACCTTCTTCACAAGGGTAAAGGTTTCAAGATAAGGGTTGTAAATCTTATCTCCAACCTTCAAGGTTCTAACCAAGTTCAGTTGATTTTCCCACTCGTTCCAGCCAAACAAGGTTCCATTATGATAGACCTTTCCATGCTTTTTTAGAACTCGCAGCTTTGTTCCGTTGATCCACCAGCGATTAGACTTCATCTTCTTTCTCGCTCTTTGTTTTCCTATTATAACCGGAGGCTGTCGGGAAGTCAAGTCAAGCGTTCGTCAAGACGTATGTTAGGATTTGCAACTCGATTTCAGCAGTTTTGGCTTGACGGAAAACCTGTTGCCAAGTGACTTCTTCGCCGTTGAGATACCAAAGTTTGACCCCGCTAACATCTTGATAAGCAGGCCCGTCGTCGCGGTGGGGAACATCATCAATGTACCAACTTTCTGACACACCCGCTTGCACATGAGCGGGGCCTCCAACACGATGCCTTTTACCGTTGAGAAACCACTCTTTTGTTCCGTTAGCCCACTCAATAGCGGGTCCATCTTCACGGTGCAATTTGCCGTTGAGATACCAAAACTTTGTTCCGTCAGGATACTCAACAGCAGGACCATCCTCGCGGTGGAATTGACCGTTGAGCCACCAACGCTTTGTTCCGTCAGGACCAACTGTCATTTCAGGTTGAGACATTTTGATTTCCCGTTGATGGATACAGTTTATCACCGTCAGCCGAGGAAGTCAAGTCAAGGATTCGTCAAGAACGATTTTGGAGTCGAGTCCAAGAAGGGTGAGGATCAACCTTCATTCCTTTACAACCAGCAGGCACTCTAGCGATTTCATCTTCATCATCGTCAAAATGCAACTTAGAACCTAATGCTTGCAAAGTTTCTGTTTTATACTGACCATCCGTGAAATGAACTCCTGCCAGTTTGTCAAGAACACCCCATTTTCGAAGTTGATCCTCGGTTTTCTGAGAGCTTGACGAAGAACGAGTCGTGACAATGTGAACCTCATTCTTAGGATCATTCAGCAGTTTTTCGAATACTGGATACACAATAGGGTTCTTACCAATGATTTCCGCATGATCATAGAATCCTTCTTCGTCTAAGATTGCTTCGGTATAAAGCAATGTATCATCGAAATCGAATGTAATAACCATTATTGCGCCCTGAGATAAATAGTATCCTTTATCTAATGTTCCCAACAGGAATCGAACCTGTATCTACTCTTTAGGAGAGAGTCATTCTATCCGTTGAACTATGGAAACAGTAAGTTAGATGCCCGTAAAGATTTCTTCTTGTCGGTACATTTCTTGTTCCCACTTATGCCAAGAACGCAGTTGATTTACAAGAGACACTTGGATTTGTTGAGATTGTTCTGTTCCATTCTGACTAAGCAAGTCAATCAAGTATGAAACTTCTTCTTCGCTAAGACGATAAGAAAACATTTATTCTCCAGTTTATGAAAGTGGATCCAACAGGAATCGAACCTGTAACCTTATGATTAAGAGTCATTTGCTCTGCCAGTTGAGCTATGGATCCAGTTACGCTGCCGATAGGATTCGAACCTATGTAGGGTTTCCCCGAGAGGTTAACGGCCTCTTGCCTTTGTCCACTTGGCTACAGCAGCATTTATTTATCTAAGCCATTTTCTAATGGCGTTGTCTGAAACTCCAAACATTTCTCCGACTTTTACAAAGCTATTTGTTTCTAGCAATTCTAAAAGTTGCTGAATGCTTGGTCTATCCTTTATCTTTCTTCTTCTTATTGCGGAACATTTTGCAGAGCAAGTAACATTCTGGCCTTGTTTGCTAGCACCGCAGACGACACATTCTTGTAACTTTTTGTCTGTTTCGTTATCTATACGATGAAGATTTTCAAACTTTTTGTGGGTTTCAGAAAAAGAAGGTATTACTTCTGGTAAATCAGATATTCCTTCATGCACTTCTCTATGACAGTTAGAGCATAATAAAATGCATTTTTTAGCCTCTTCAACAAGCTTATTCCAGTTTACTATCGATCCGCGCGCGGCACCGAAAGTAAACTCTTTCTCATTTGGATCTATGTGATGAAATTCCAATGCTGCATGTGTTTTGCAATATCCGCAAATAGCACACTTGCCTCCCATCGCATTTACGAGCTTTTGCTTTGTATTCTTTCTCCACCTTTTTACAGCTTCCGAACCTTTAGACATAGTGTTATCCTTTTATGATAATAACTAGTTTGCTAGTTCAGAAAAGACTACGAAACAGCAGCATTTATTTATTGGAACATTAAGAGCGGGTAGTCGGATTCGAACCGACGACGAATGGCTTGGAAGGCCATCATTCTACCACTGAATTATACCCGCGTTCTCTAAATTCTTTAAACTTTGATTCACGCCACTCCAGTTCTTGGGCAGCGTATCCTTTTACCTTTAGAAATAGTTTTTCTGCTTTTTCTGTATTTGTTGAGAATAGTTCGATTCGCATAGCGAAAGGGATTTCAGGACCGGGTTCTGCTGAACAGTAGATCCTTGCTTTGCTTTCGTCTTGTTTCCACATTCTAACAACGTAGGTTTCCGCGTTGTTAGCAACAATCTCTTCTTTCAGAATAAGCATAGTTATTTCCTTGGAATAGTCCCTACGGGAGTCGAACCCGTCTATGATCCTATTATATGACGCTACTGGGGCACGATCCCAGATTTTTCGGTTGAAAGCCGAATTTCCTGACCATTTAGAAGATAGCGTCGTTATTTATAGATTGTCTAAAAGTTTCTTATGAATTGTTTTATGCTTTATGGCTGATACTAGACTTTTATGAACTTTATGCTTCTCTGCTATTTTTCTATAGGTGTCTTGTGAAAAAAAGATATCTTTTATTTGTTCTTCGTTCAGCTTTCGCTGATACTGTGTTTGTGTCCTAGAATTCAGGAAACTAGGTAAAGTTGCGTTTTTCCTACGAGCATAAATACCACAACATTTTCTAGAACAAAAGTTGGTTTTGCTTTTCGGCTTTCGCTCAGAGAAGTATTCAATGCCGCAGTTATCACAAGTCAAAACATATTTTGGCTTGTGATCATCAAATAATGTATGAAAACTGGTTTTACTTGTTATACCATATTGTTTGCTTACATATTCAAAAGCGTATTGTAAATCTTCCTTGTATAAGACAGATATCTCGTATCCTTTCTCTAATGCTAATTGTGTTTTCTTATCTACTTCTTCTGTCCAGTACCCTTTGATCTCAACTATTTTATTATCAATTAAGAAGTCAGGATAATATTTTATCTCTTCGTTTGAGAGATAACCCTCAAATCTGTTGAAAGGAATATTGTGATCTAGATTATATATGACCCAGCAAAGTTCATAGCTGGATCCACAATAAACCCCCTTATAATATCCATGCTTAGACCTTCCAGAACCTTCTCTATATCCCCCCATATCTTATCCCTCTACAATAAGTAGTATGATAAAAGTTTTTCTAACCGATAGACGAAGGGACCAAGTATGGGCACCGTTTATAGTCTCTGCCCTCGACTGTCTCTAATGTATCACGACCACAATCACCTGTCAAGTCAAGGGATTGTAAAACGGAAGATACAGGATTCGAACCTGTGGAACATTTGCCCGCTCAACGGCTTAGCAAGCCGCCGCTTTCGACCACTCAGCCAATCTTCCAGTTACCAACGACTTTGTAGGAAAGGCAGCAATCTTCCAAAGTCTATTTGTTGTCCAACAATAGTAATCCAAAGATCATATCGATATTCTCTTAATGCTTCAAGAAGAATAGTTTGCTTGTCCCAACCGGGATTATCCGGTGAGTCATGTGCTTTGTTTATTCTTTCTATGAAATCTTGGAATGTCATTTTGATTTTTATAAAATGGGAGAAGTAGGACTCGAACCTACGAAGTCAGTGACAGCGGGTTTACAGCCCGCCCCCTTTGCCGCTCGGGACATTCTCCCTTTGATTTAGATATTGTCTTTCTTAATCCTGTAATCGACAGTTACAAACGTGAATACAGAAAACAAAAACAATATCAACGATACTATTAACTCAGTTATTGTTCCATCGAACATTGATCTTGCAACGCCCGAAACATTAAAAGCAGCACTTGTCAATGAAAGGAACCATAGCAAGTTATAGAATATGGTTTTGAACATTATTCATTCCTCATACTGGTATGTTTGTCTCTATATCAAACCAATCGCCGCTAGCAATCTTTGACTGAGAATCAATCCATCGATTAGGTAACACATAAGCATCTGCTTCCATCCCATTTTGTAGTTGAATCTTACCACGAACGTAGTAGTTTGGGTGCCCTTCTAGGCTATCAAGAGTTCGCAAGGTATTATCATCGACTTCGTAGATTTCTCCACGAATAGAGGTATTTCCCTTGTTTATCATTGCCGGAAATAACCCAAGATTGACAAGGGTAAAGTTTGGTTTCGTGTTGGCAGTACCCATGAAGGTACTCTCTTTAAGAAGATAGTGATTGTAATCGCCCCTTCTTAATGTACCATAAACAAATACCTTTGTCAATCTAAATCCTCTCGATTGTTTACTTCATTAGCGACAGTAGGGTATGGTCGAAACTCAACCTTCTTTCTACGCTTTGTCTTTTGGCCGAGTGGTAATCCACCGAGAGCATTTGGATCTTCCGCATACATCTTCATTAGTTCGACCAATCGATTTCTCATTTCTGTTTCTTGTTCCGGTGTCATTTCTTCATTCTTGCGAATGATGAAAGTGATGCGAGGAACTGGCTTATCTTCGTCGTTGTCGCTCATTGGAATGGCCCCCTAGATAACTAGGTTCATCCAGCCAGTTCCAGTTGATCTTCGTTGCAAATACGGATTTGTCCCTGATACTTGCCACGCCACCAGCGAACGGTCCAAAAACCGTGAATGGCTGGACGCTCGGTGATGATACCGGCATTTTGGGGGTTGCCCTTAGAAATAACCTTCGAACCGATGTGCATACGCTTCTCCCTTGTTGCGTTCATAATGTATCCCGTTGTTGGTTGGTCGTCAAATCGCTTTACATTCTCTTTACGAATCGGCTGGCTTACACATCCGAAGCCAAGCAGAAATGTGTTCGAACCTAAGCTTTGGATGATGTTGCATCGCAACTGCATCAAGCATTTCGACAAGATGATCAAGTTGATCCTCGGTAACAGTCTCAATCTCAGTAGCGTCAATAACGTCAGACATTGCTTATTCCTTTTTAGTTAGAGGGGGTGGCGAGAGCCGGGATCGTAAAAAGTGTAGAGATCCCGGCCTTTCTTTCGAAAATAAGGGGTAGCTCTCTTAAGGGCTTGCCTCCCTAGCCAAGCGTCAACTGGTCAAATGACCTCTCGGAGCATAAGTCCGTGGTGTTCGTACAGGCTTCGAACACCGAACAGTAGAATCCTTACCCGCCTAAGTTGTCAAAAATCGCTATAATCCCAATCATCTTCCGGTACTGGATCATAGTCGGGATCGAAACCATACGAAACGGCTTCGTAGTAAACTTCATTGTTCATGATTTACCCTCACTTTGCCAAGGTTAGAACACCGTTATCGGTGTATACGCTTACCTCAAAGTCTCCCTTTGCGCTATCAAGGATTTGCCAAAACTGTTCATTATCCTTGATAGATTCCCAATCTGTTGGAAGTTCCCAAGTGCCCCTTACAAAGCCACGCTTGTAGTCATGACGGATTGTCTCGCATTCACAAAACTCACATAGTTCGTAGGGATTATCCTTGAATGCTTGATAAGCCCTCGTCAAATCAAGTTCAGTAGGCTCCTCAGTCTCAATGTTGACATACTCAACAGCGTCCGAAAGAGCATTCCTGAGATTATACTCAAAGTTTGGAGTATTGATCAGCTTCCACCACACATCGAACAAATCAGTTTGATTTACAACAGTATCGTATTCACCAATGTCCTCGGTGAACCATACATCACGTTCAGTTGTATAACTGAAAACAACGTCAGTTTCTTCGTCAAGGTTCATTTGCACTAAAGAATCACGGTAGCTCATACATTCTCCTGTGTTACAAGCAAGGCAAGGTTTTTACGACACCAATGAAGAGTTTTGCCAATGATCAAACCAGTATTGTTCTTTAGCGAAACTCTTTCGTCTGTTTGGTCAATAGACACAACCTCGTAAATCGTGGTTGGTCTAGTGATAACGACGTATTGACAGCCAACATCAATAGGAACATTCTTGTATTTTTCGTATTCCTCTAGGTATTTCTGCTGTGAAGGTGTCATAGAATCCTCAAAGTGAAGTGGGAAAGGCGGGGATCGAACCCGCATGTGACCTATTAAGATTTCAACCGCTTATAAGGCGGAGTCTATACTTTCCCGTTTGAATAGTGTTGAAAGAGTGGTTGTTTGGTTGTTATGCAAACTATTTATTATACAAGGAGTTTATCATGGAATGTAAATGCTGTCAAGGAGAGTTCGAATCAAAATCTAAAATAAATGTTTATTGCTCTGAAAGATGTCGTAGGAAGATGACAATGAGAGAGTATCGTTCTAACAATAAGAAACCCTGTCCTTCCTGTGGCGATCTAATGGCATATAATAGCAAACTATGCAAACTATGCAGTAACGGTACAAACGAATGTAAACAAAGCACAATAGAAGAATATCAATCTATGCCGTCAATCAAAGACAAGCATCCTTCTTGGGTTTCACATCACATTCGTTTGTTCGCAAAATCTTGGAACCCTCATTTGAAGGGGAAGCCTTGCGAAAACTGTGGTTATGATAAACATACCGAGTTTTGCCATATAACTGCTATCTCAGCTTTTGATAAAGATACTAAACTTTCTGTTGTAAACGGCGAAGCAAACTTAGTTATGTTGTGCCCCAACTGTCATTGGGAGTTTGATAACAGTCTTTTATCAATCGAAAAGTTTAGAGCATGACCGTTTTGATGCTTCTATTATAACCGGAAGCGTCAGCGGTGTCAAGTCAAGTTGTTGTCAAGATGCTCCGAGCCGGAATCGAACCGGCACTCCCTAGGGAAGCGGATTTTGAGTCCGCCGCGTCTACCTATTCCACCATCGGAGCGTTGTATAGCGGTGGTGGGATTCGAACCCACATGCTTTTTAAGCAGACGATTTTAAGTCGCCCTCGTAAACCATTCCGACACACCGCCAAGTTTGTTTCGGGTTCCTTTCCCTTACCCTTCTAATGTAGCACGCTAAGAATCGTTCGTCAAGTCAAGGGATTGTCAAAGGGCACCAAGGCGTTGATGTGATAAGTTGTCGATGTATGTTTGGATTGACCCAGCAAAACAACCTCGTACAAGTATCTTGATAGTGTTTCTTTTATAATAGCGTACTTTGTATCGTCAATCCAAGGAGTAACCCTAACAAGATCGCCTTTCTGAAATGCGCTCATTCATCCTCGCTCATACACTGACACACTCTATACTTGTAAGTCTTATTAGTATCCATAGCAAATGGTTCGCAAAGACGCGCACAGCCATTACCCCAAGCATAACTTGTCAAAGCAGAAGATAGCAAAGCAGTAAGAATACAAGCAACTGCCGTAATCATTAGCATTCCAATAGCATCATTTCGATTCATTATTCCTCTCCAACTTGGAACGCCCAATGAAGGGCACAAAAATCTAGCACGATCTCTTCATCACTAACATCTTTCGTTGCGTAATGTTCGTGATAGTTCCTCATTCGCGCTATGATCTGTTGCTCCGAGATTCTGACAACCCGTTCTTCTCCATCTTCGCCGGGTTCGCTGTATTGATAGAATTTCATCTTATTCTTCTTTGTGAAATCAGGGCTTTGAAAGGCGCTTCTCTAACTGCCTCTTGTAAGCACGCTGGTAGGAAACTTGTTCTAAAAATCTCTTCACACTATCCAGCTCTTCTTCTAGATCCCTTCTTTTAGTGCTGTTGAGAGGTTCCTTATCGACAAGGCTCCTTTCAATACTTTCTTGTCGCCAGCGCGCAATCGTTTCTTTATCAAATGATGGCATTTTACTTTGTCTCCGTTTTAATAGCATCCCAAACTGAATCAGACCAAGTAATCAATAAGATTGGTCCAAAACCAAGAGAAAACTGTGGTCCGTCATGCCACGATTCCTCAAAACCCCATTCTACAAAGTCCTTTTGGGGAAGGAAATGAAAACCAAATCCTCGCCACACAAAGGAAAAGCGACCGGCAGCATTAGGCCAATAAACAGGCAACCAAGATCGAATACTAAACATTTTATCCTTCTTTCTTATTTGGGTTTGGAACAAAGGTAATAGACATTTGTTGCGAGGTTATTTCGTAAAAGTAAGACCCACTACTGGATACTTTTAGAAGGGTTCTTGCTTGATAAATCCAACCTCCCGGCACTTCGCGGCGGCGCAGCACCCACCATTCTTCTGGCTTATCGGGATGGTATCTGTTTGGGTTCTTCCAGATTTCCAACACTTCCCAAGTTTCATTCATTTTCATCCTCGCTTGGATGATAGAAATGTTCCATTCCAACACCACCACAGATTTCGCAAACAGGTAAAGACTTTTGTGCTTCTTCTGCTTCGTTTCTGATGTGTTGTTCTTCGTATCTCAAAGTTTTCTCAACAACGCCCATCCACTTATCGAAAGTCTCTTGCGAAACATCGTGAGGAAGAATGTGAAGATTCATAAGAGAAGCGATGATTTCAGCGGAAATGTCGCCAACATTCGTTTCGTTGATAATAAGATCGTTCATTTTATTCCTCTCCGATTTCGTGGATAAGATAATCGTTGTCATCCAAA